CAGTATGCGGCAACTCTTAGTTTTGGTCTTTCCTCTTCTCTCATTGTGTTTCCCACTCGTCTTCTTGCGGGAATCATTGTAACGGTTCTAGTTTGTGCCATCTGTCTGTGCCTCACTTTCAATCAATCCATATACATACTCTGCTTGTCTAAATGGATCAGAATATTTTGTTTCAGCAGGTCTGAAGATAAACGCCCTTGGAACTTCCTTTTTATCATCGGCTTTCCATTCTCTGACCCTTCCAAGATTTGTTGCTTTCTTAAGCCTTACATCTTCCACTTTATCAAAGGTTTCTTTATCAATAATCTGTGGATAATAATCATCGCCCAGGTAATGCTTATTTCTAAGCATCCTTCCGGCACTGCCGTGGTATAGTTTCATTCCAGCGAGTTCTGCTGCCTTTGTAAGTGCCATACCCTTCAAATAATTCTGAAAAAATGACCTTACCTGCTCTGCAGTTTTTTTATTAATAACTGCTTTCCCATCCACAATGTCATATCCATATGGTGTATGCGTCATCTATCTCACTACCCTTTCCTTTAACTGCAGTCCGCATTTCAAATGAAAGACTGCACACTCCCTGCTTTCAATCACAATCTTTTCCACATAGTCACTGAATATATCGTCATCAAATTGTTCTATCATCTGACCTTTGGTCGTAAACTTCATCAATTTTTCCACCTCCTGCAGCTTGGTTCGATCTCCACCAATATCTGAAACCAGATTCTTCTTTTCAACAAGAAGTCTTTCTTCCTCTATAGCAAGCACCGAGCATTCTTCGTTATAAATGGCAGGCTCTAGAATACCCTGTGCTGCCAAGCCTACTAATGTCTGCTTCTGCATAGCTGTATTCTCAATCTCCTGATCAATCCGTCTAATCTTATTCAGTTTGTCCTTATCATCTGTACTCTTTAAGGACTCAAGCAACGGTTTTAGAATCTTTTGATGTCCAAATACCAGCTTGTTGATCATGGTTACAAACGCATCATGGATTGCCGTTTCTTCAACATAAAGCATTGTGCAGGCATGCCTGTTTTCAATATGCTGTCCGCAAGTCCAGGCAATATAATCTCCGCTTGGCTTGTAATGAGTCCTTCGCTTAAATGTAGTTCCGCATTCCCCACATCTAATTCTTCCCGAAAGAGCATATCTATTCTGGTATCTTGATGTGTTCGTTCCATTCCCTTTTTCTGCCGCCCTTTGTGCAAGCACCGCCTGTGTTCTGTCAAAATCCTCACGACTGATGATTGCCTCATGATGATTTTCGCAGTAAAACTGGTCAACTTCTCCGTAATTGATATGCCTGTTAAAATTCTCATCTGTATAGCTTTTTTGAAACAATGCATCTCCTATATACTTTTCGTTGGTCAAAATTCCATTCACTGTGCCACTATGCCATTTACCATTCTTCTTCGTTGGAATGTTTTCTTCATTCAGCCTTTTTGCAATTCGATAGGTTCCAATTCCTGCAAGACAGTCATCAAATATGCTTCTTACTACTTCTGCCTCTTCTGGAACAATTACCATCTCTCCATTCACATTTGCGTATCCATATGGTGGGTAAGAAACAATAAATGTTCCGTTCTGAAATCGTCTTCTGATTCCCCACTTCTCATTTTCTGAAATAGATATCGATTCGCTTTCCGCCAAGCTGCTTAGAATGGAAAGCATCAATTCACTTTCCATTGAGCCGGTGTTTATATTTTCCTTCTCGAAAAAAATGAACACTCCCATCTCTACGAGTTTTCTTACCATTGCCAAGCAGTCTGTAGTATTTCTTGAAAATCGGCTGATGGATTTTGTGATAATAAGGTCTATCTTTCCATCTTCGCAGTCTCTAAGAAGTGCCTGCAGTCCACCCCTGACTTCTGCCTTGGTGCCAGTGATTCCTTCATCATAATATAGACCTGCGTATTCCCAATCCTCATTTGATTGGATATAATCCTCATAATGCAGCTTTTGTGCATCAAGACTTATCAGCTGTTCATCACTGGCTGTGGATACTCTGCAGTAGGCAGCAACTCTTGTCTTTTTGGTTTCAGCAGTCGCTGTTGTTCCTATTTTTGTTATCCTTTTCATCAACTCACCTTCCTTCCGTGGTAGTACTATTAACCCATAATAATTGATATATATCAAGTCATATTCGGCATAATCTCAGCTAAATAAGGACAGAATTTTTTGCGATTTAAGACGGTGATTTTGTTGAATTCGTCATCAGAAATCAGAGCATATTTTCTCATATCTTCAAGAATTTTTTGTGCCTGGTAATAGTCATATTCATGCTGCATATCGCTTTCAGTTAATGCAGACGGCTTTGTAATAAATGATCTGCCTTCATCTATTTGTGTTACTTTATTTTCTTCCATAGATAGTCGTTCTCCATTTCCGAGAGAACATTTATCCATTCCCTCTACCCATAAGCGAAATGAGGGAACATATCGAACCCCAAAAAGGCAAAAAAATAATGCCCGTCAGAGAAATCAATCTCCAACAGGCATTGTAAAAACACGATATTCACTTATTTCAAGAGTTCATTGACTCTGCTTTGTACAGCAGAATAATCATATCCTGCTGCTTTCAGCTTCTGCTTTCTTTCCTCTCCGTTACTCCATTTTCCCTGGATAACTTCCCTCGCAAGTTCATCAACCGACTTGGATGCTGTTGTTGCTGCTGCAACTACTCCACCAATCGTGCAGTAGGAAGGATTGCAAAGCCAAATCCATCCTGCTCCACTCTTAAGCCTTCCCCAACCATCTCTTACTTCAACGATTGTAAATGTTCCCTTGCCGGTCTGACCATTTACCTTGCCATTCATAGAAGGCTCACTTCTGTAATTCAGATTATCAATGATGACCTTTACCAGAAATGGAACAGTAGGAAATGTTGTCACAGTATCCGGATTCTTTACAGGCGCATCTGCCGCCTTTCCATCAAACTGTGTCAGATTCCACTTTTCAATGATGGAGCAGAGTTTCTCTACATAAGTAAGACTTGTAGCATATCCACCGTCCTTAATAAGCTGTGCTGCTTTCTTATAGTCAGTGCATCCCTTTAGACCTGCATAACGAAGTTTTTCTCCATTCTTTGCACCCAGCAAATATGCTGAATGGTCTGCGACAGATTTCTCCACGGATGGATACTTTCTAAAGTCTGCAGTAATGGTTACATAAGAACCATCCTTATTCTGTTCCTGAGTCTTCTTAGTATAAATACTCTTTCCATCCCATGCGGAACCACTCCAGGTATTGCCGGATAAAGATTTCTTCATACCAAAGCAGTTATTTGCATTCTGTGCAAGTTCACTTTTTCCATAGCCACTCTCAAGAATAAACTGTGCTGCTAAGATAGATGCAAGCACTCCACTTGTCAGCATATCAGCCTGACACAGCTTTCCAATAATAGGAATTGCATCCGCCTCCGAAAGACCTGCAAAGACAGATGCCTGTGTTCCGTTGTTTGATGCCTTAATTCCACCCATCTTGGCTTTGACATCCTTACGGAATCCATCCATTGTATAACTCATGCCAAGACCTCTCCAAAGATGCTCCGGGTCACCGTGGTTAGAAGCAATACCTCTTACATGACCTTCTCTATGAGATACAATCACACCATCTGCTAACGGATTAAGTCCAAATTTCTCACAGAGCATAGCAAACAATGCTACTGCTGTATTATAAGTTCTTGTGGCACACGCTCTTGCTTCTGCCATATCTGAACAGGTAAAAGAAGAACCTGCCGTATACTTAATACAAGCAGGTTCACACATTTCTACACCGATATGAGTATTGTTGCTGTCACCTCCTCCGTGCCAACCTCTGTGGTCCCAAGGAAGTGTCTGATAAGCTGTCCCATCTAAGGCATCAATAAAACCATGCACACAAGCACGGTCATAAGATACTTGATTCCAGCTGTTTATAAATGCAGATGCCCTTGGCTGTGGGCATCCAACTGAGTGTAACATAAGTCCTTTGACTGTAATCTTTCTCCCTGCTTTATAGCAAGGATTGTTTGTTAAAAAATGCTGTACTAAATTCATCTTAATCCTCCTTCTCGTCATCTGTTCCATCTGCACGGTCATGTAGCTGTGCAAGGATATCCTTTAATTTCTGTGGGATTGGAAGTCCCAAATGTCCTGCGTTTTCAAGCAGACTCACACCTTCGTTAGAGATATAAAAGAAGATGATTGCTGTTCTAAGTACACTTCCCGTGCCAATTACATGAACATCTAAGATGTTCGCAATTCCTACAAGCAAGAAAATCAGTACCTTACGGCAGATCCCTCGAAATCCAACCTCACTGGATAAGGTGTGGTCACTCACTGCACACATCACACCTGTGATATAGTCGATTACTACGAATGCGATGAGTGCGTAAAGCAGACCATCATATCCGCCTAAAAACCAACCAAGCCATCCACCGATTGCTGCAAAAATAAGTTGAATCATGTTCCAGAATTCCTTCATAATGAGTTCCTCCATTTCTAAAAATTTGTATGAAAAAAGCAGATGCCCAAAATGGGAATCTGCCTGTTTCCTAAATTATTGCTCCTGCAAAATATATGTGATTTTCATTGTCTTGTCTGCTGTCTTTGTGACAGGTGTATCAAGATTATTGATGGTTGCGAGATAATTGCACATCATATACCACCCAGCTGTTGACCAGTTGCCATAATCTGCAAAATACAAAAGTGGCTCATTCCTTACCGGAGTAACATTTAACTGATAACTTGCGTTAAATAACGACCTTGCTTCCGGTGGCATGATTTCATTTGTGGATGTATCCGCTATAAGCAACTGGCTATTACCGTTTTCGTAATATATCCTTCCATTGATGACCAGCTTAGGTACACCGTCAATATTGGTAACATTGGTTCTAGTAAACCTCACCACATTTGCCGGATTGGTAATCTGTATCTTATACAGATCATACGGGGCATCATAGCCTTTGACATATAAGTATCCGCCTGTAACAAACATATGCCAGTTACTGTCGGATCTTAAATACTTATCCGTGGTATTTGTTACTTCATACTGCTTTACCTTCCATGTTCCCATCTTGATTTCGGTAACAAGATATGCAGCATTCGGTGCAATCCTGTAATCCTTCTGCGAACATATATACAGAGTGTCGGCAGCCGGATCATAATTGTATCCCCAATACCCAATCTGCAGTTCCTTCTCAAGCTCCGGCACCTCTATTTCTTCGATCAGCGGTTTTGAATTGTAAAGATTGTCAAGAATGGACACACTTTTAAGGAATGTCCTTCTTTTTGTGATATGGATATGCTTGCTGTCCACTACCTTAAAATAGTACGCACAGTCTTTTGCCCGGTCTATCACAAAAATAAGCTCTGTCTTTCCAATCGTCATGCCGGAATATTTGCTGCTTGTTGATGCCCCTGTCCTGTCCGGGTGGACATACTGCAAGGTATCCTCGCAGATGCTCTGCATCAGCGGATAATCGTTATTTGATACGGTATTCTTACTTCCGTATGAGGTAAACCCGCCATGCTTATGCGTAAGACAGACACTTGAAATCGTACCGTTCGCTTGTGAAGTGGCAAAGTCATATACATACTTCACGTATCGATCTTTCAGATTGATTTCAGACTCTGTCTGATTGAATCCACCACGGAATGTATTTTTTGTATTATTCTGTACACCGTAGGAAGCACATCCTATCAGTGTTGCATCGGCCGGTGGAAAATAATCATCCGCATTCTCCGATATTTCCTTATCAAAACACAGGATTCCTCCGAGCAGCTTTTCATAATATGGCACGAAATCACTGAAGTACCTACTCGGTCTTTGACTAAGTCCAAGAGGTGTAAAAATATCTCGCAGGGCATTGGTTACCATGTTATGGTTCTCGTACACCTCTACTTCTCCCGTATGCACATCCGTCAGTTCTATTTTTGTCGTACCTTTAAGATTTGGCATCGTCATCATCTCCATTTCTGTAATTCATAATAAATGTGGTAAGAGTTGCATTCTGCTTTAACCAAAATCTGAAAGTAATATGCTTCTCTTCCGTCAGACCTGCGTACAGGGCATCCTTATCACAGGTAAGAAAATCCGCCATAGGAATTTCCTCTGTAAAATTCTCTCCATCATAGCTGTGCTGTTCCGTAACTTCTCCACTGTACTCTGCATTCAGGGCCTTAATACCAAGAACCGTTCCATCGGACAAATCCGCCATACACTCGATATACTGCTTTGGCGGAGTTCCCGTAATTTCTGCATTGATAGGAAATGCCTTGATTTCACTCCATGCATAAATCTTTGGTGTGTCTAAATCTTTGATAAGTTCCCATTCTGGCAAGCGGTCATATCCTCGTGTAAGGAAAAGTTCAGAATTCAATTCTGTTTCTTCAATGGGAACAAGCACCTCAATCTCTTCTACTTCTTTCTCTTTGTCTGTTCCTTCTGTCTCTATAGTATCTTCCTCTGTTTGAACCTTCTGCTTTTCGATGGTATAAAGCACACCTGCGCTGTCAGCAATCAGAATCTTAAAAGGCACAACCAAATCAATCGGCTGATACTTAATTTCAAAAGATTTTGTTTCAGAAGAATACTGGAAGGTTACATCCGGACTGACCCTCGTAGGTTTCGTGTAGTTGTAATCCTGGTCTGTTCTAAGCTGAAAGTTACCGTCATAGCAGGAGGTTGGGATTTCCACCATATGAAGAGAAAGGTCTCCCGTATCCCACAAAATCAAATCATACTTCAACTGATAACTGGCAGAGGATTGATTGTAATGCGACCAACCTTCCCATCGGATTTTGATAAATTTATAGTAACCGTATAATGTTCCTTCTTCTCTGTACAGCGACCTCATTCTGGTATCTCGGTTGTCCACTGTCAGATGTGTGTTGTCAGTTCCAAATCCCCAATAGGAATCACCATGCGAATAAATCTGATTCACAGCGATCCCTATAAATGAGAGGAATTCTGCTCCATCCAACGCAAGCGTACCACCATCGTAATTTCCACTATCCTTTAAAAGGCAGGTCATATTTTCTATGCCTGCCCCAAAGATTTCATTTATTCCGTTGTAGTCCATAAGCCAAACTTCACTCCTCTCACTCCATCAAACGGAGATGTATCAACCTTAAGCACCTGCAAGTTGCCATAGTCGATTTCTTCCACCTTTTCCGATATTTCATTTACTGTAAATTCCTTTAACTCAAACAGCTTATTCGCTGTTTCTATTCCGTCAGGAATAATCACTCTCTTGTTGCTTGCATTGACCTCATACTTCATCCTAGTCTTATCACCGCCACGGACATAATTTATATCATCTACACCCTCTAAAAATGCTGTGTCTGTTACCAATTCTTCCACAAACCCCATATCCATAGAAATCGGCTCGGATATGAGCTGATAATTCTTTCTGAGGATAAATGCCTCATCCGTGTTGATGGTAATAAATCCATTATAGGTTGGTTTGCCACGCACCGAGGTAAGCACAAAGGTTCTGACAATCTCTGTGATCCATGTTCTGTCTGTGAAAGTATCCACACCGAACTTAGACTGCGTAATCGGAATATTTCCAATCGTCTGGGTAAGTCCTTTGTCCTTTCTTACAGGAAATACAACTGATGCCTTATCATTGAACTTGTCAACCAAATATGGAACATCGCTGATAGGTACAAATCCAATATTCTCGTTAATATTGATTCGACCATTCCAATCTCCAAGTCCTGCAGCCAAGCCTTGACCACTGATGGTTGCTCTTATCTGTGCCTCTCCAATGGTTGCCGATGTCCCTTCCATTTTCAGATACATAGAGAAAGTATTGGAACTGTTCTCAATAACCTTTGAAAGAGGGAAGAACAAGGTCACGATGTGCTTTCCATAAACACAGGTCTTGGTCGGAATAAATCCATCAATAATTTCATTATTCATTTGGTACTGTATCGTAAGAATTGGCAAGTCTGCATTTTCTTCCAGTTCTTCAGACTTTATCACTTCAAGCAGCATTTCACACTGGAATGCTGCAGATGTTTCTTCCGTTGCAGTGAAATCAATATCCATAACATTCTGAAATGTACCACCAATCTCGAATGGAGCAACATTTACAAAGCTGTATATGATGGTCTTTCCACTCTCCACAGAGTTCAAAAGTCCTGTGATATTCTTTTCATTTTTGCTCTTAGCTGCTGCCAATCTCGGATTCTTTCCCACGCACTTGATGGTCATCTTTCCACCAATCTTGTACTCAATGTCTGTGATGCAGCTTATCTTGCTGTCATCAGCGTGACCGCCGCTAAACTTCAATACATCTCCTGGTTCTAATGCAGGATTTCCAATCGTGGTACTGTCAAAGGGTACATACTGTACCTTTTGCAAAGCAGTCAACACCTCACGAAGCATTCGCTCTCTGGTTGATTTCAGACCAAACTGCAAAAGTGGATTGATACCAAGATTCATAGTTAAGGCATCATCCGTTTCCATAGCAATATATTCTGCAGTCTGATTTATCTGATTTGTTGATGATACTGCAGTGTATCTCGTAACAAAATCTGAATAACTGCTTGAGAATCTCTCCTTCTGCGGAACTGTCAGCACTGACTTGTTATCATAATGCTTTATCACAAGACGTCCATAACGGTCTATCTGACAATAACCACCAAGCACCTGTGTCACATAGAAAAGCAGATCACGGAAGGTTTCTATATCATTATCAGCATAAATACCAAGTGTCGACTTTCCATTCGGCATTGCATTTATTTCTGCTGTTGTCTGTGCCATTTCTACCTTGCAGGCATCACAACACGCTTTTATGAATTGGTATGGTGTTCCGCTCGATGCCTCAAGTTTTAAATTCTTGTCAAATCGGAGCATATAATCATAGCCTTTTAGCTCCAATGTTTTTATATTCCTGTTTGCCTCTGATACTTCAAATACTCCCATAGGGATAGTTTCTGTAGTTCCATCCATAAGTTCTAAGGTGTAGTACAGTCTTACCACTGAATCGAACAGCGTATATCTATCAACATCAAGAATAAGTGTTATCCCCATTTCTGCTGCATACACCGTTCCCAGTTCAATTTCAGTTCCACTGCAGCACTGCCACTTGATGTACCCGCTGCCTTTTACAATATTTTGGGGGCTTATCTGATACACCTTTCCACTCTTCGCAGTGATGGTTCCAGTCCATTCGTATCTTCTGGCATTCTGTTTTATGGCATTTCTGAATTTCTCGGATACTTCAAACACGAAACCACCTCCTACATTTCCTTAAGTGTAAAGGACACCGTCCATAATCCTTTGTAGCTGGTGTCCTTCTCTAGCTTAGCTTTAAATCCATCTATATACATTTCTGTCTGTTTCAAGTCCAAGTCCTCGGTATCAAAATACTGCACTGCAATCTTAGGCATCTTACTGTACCTTGTTAGGATTTTGAGCCATTTAGGTGAAAGTGAGAAAGTGACTGCGATGGTAACAACCCCAGTCCTTACAACATCTCTTTGTGTTGTTCCTGCCTCTGTTTCTCCCGATGAGTCTGCCTCCACCGAAGACAAATCCACATCATAAGAATTTGGCAGAGGCAGATTTAAGTCATCAAATTTCAAATATTGAATAT